TGACATGCCAGACCCGTTCGCTGTAACCGATGAGGAATACAAGCGGAGGATTCGGGAGCGTGAACAGGCGTTGATATCCGTGGCGTCCTACGATGCACAACAGCAGTTGATTGAACAACAACGACGAGCTGTAGCAGAACAGGCCGCACAAAAGCAGCAAGAGGTATTGGTAGAGAAAGTCCAGTCTTATTCTGAGCGTGCAAAGACGCTAGGGATCAGACCAGACGAACTGCAAGCCGCTGGCGCTGTTGTTGGGAATTTTGGGATTGATGACTCTTTGGTGCAGTACATTCTAGAGGATGACCAAGGGCCGCTGATTACCAAGTACCTATCGCAGAACGTCCAAGAACTGGACAACCTGAGATACATGCACCCAACACAAGCTGCCGTGAGGATTGCGACACTCATCAAGTCGAAGGCTGCTGCCCTGAAACCACGATTAACTAATGTCCCAAATCCTATTCGGCCACCGCAACCCACAGGGATTGCACCAAAACCGAAAGGGCCGAGGGGCGCAACTTTTGAATAGGTGATGAAATGGCTAATAATCTAAATAGTAACGTAACTCGGAAAGTAGCGCGGGTCTTCCTTGATGCGTTTGAAAATTCCCGTGTACTGACAAAAGCGGTTGACACCCAGCTTCTGGCAGACAAGTTCAATCCTTCCAGCGGTAGCAATGTAGACTTCAAACGTCCGCATGACTACAAATCAATCCGTACTTCTGGTGGTGATATTTCGTCGTCCACCAAGTCGGACATCATTGCTGGCAAGGCGACTGGTACTGTCCAGAACTACTTCACTGTCGCGACCGAATGGGGCAACGTCGAAGAAGCTCTCCAGTTGGATCAGCTTGACGAAATCCTGGCTCCAATGGCACGCCGTATCGTCACCGATCTGGAAGTGGACTTCGCAAACTACATGCTGAAGAACTCTTCTGTTCGCTACGGTACTCACGGTACTGCTGTATCGACCTGGAGTCATGTAGCAGGTGCTGGTGCAACGATGGACTCTATCGGTATTCCAATGGAAGCCGAGCGTTACTATGTGATGAATCCGTTTACTGCGGCAACTCTGGCGTCTGCTCAGAGCGGCCTGAACTCGGTTGATTCACTGATCCGTAGCGCATGGGAGAATGCACAGATTTCCACCAACTTTGGTGGTCTCCGTGCTCTGACCATCGGCTCTGGCATCGTTTACGGCTGGCACTGGTGCTGACCGTGCTGGTACTTTGACTGCTGCTCCTGATGCTACCTACGTCACCGCAAAAGACACGATGACGCAGAGTCTGGCTGTTACTGCTTTCCAAGCCAACATGGTTGTGAAAGCCGGTGACATGGTGACGATTGCTAACGTGAACCGTCTGAATCTGGCTACTCGCCAGACGATGGTAAGCGCCAGCGGTGCTAACGTGCCGTGGACTGGTGTTGTAACTGCTGACGTAACTCTCGGTGCATCCGGTGAGGGTACGCTGGTAGTTGCTGGCCCAGCGATCTATGAAGCCAACGGTCAGTACAACACTGTGACTGCTGCTCCGGCTAACGGTGCTGTAATTACCATCGTGTCGGCGTCTGCTACGCTGTATCAACCGAACCTGTTCTTCACCAAGCAGGCATTCGGTCTCGGTACTGTTAAACTTCCGAAACTGTACTCGACCGATACGGTCGCTACTACCGAAGACGGTATGTCGATCCGTATCTCCAAGTACAGCTCCGGTGATGCAAACAGCCAGAAGATTCGTTTCGACTTGCTGCCTGCCTACGCCACCTTCAACCCGTTCATGGCGGGTCAGGGATTCGGGGTATAGCCTTGAGGGGGGAGGCGAAAGTCTCCCCTTTTTTTTATGAAGAAAGATTCCCGTCTCAGTAAAGTAGGCGTTTCTGGTTACAACCAGCCGAAGAAAACTCCTAACCATCCCACGAAATCGCACGTTGTTGTTGCCAAATCTGGCGACACCGTTAAGACGATTAGGTTCGGTCAGCAGGGGGTAACTGGTAGTCCTAAACGGAAAGGCGAATCTGAATCGGATAAGAACCGTCGAGAGTCGTTTAAGGCTCGGCATGGTGAGAATATCAAGAAGGGTAAGATGTCTGCTGCGTATTGGGCCGACAAGGTTAAATGGATGGCATTCGTTACGATTACAGTTAAAATGCTGACAGAAACCTATGGCATGACGGTGTATGGATGAGTCTTGAAATCTGGGTCAAACCAAGCGGCGTTGAGGTGAAGATAAACTCAGACTGTCGTGATGCTGCAAGAGAATTGGGTTGGGTTCCTAAAGATCAACCTTCCATTGCAGATGAGATGCCCAAGCGTAGAGGTCGTCCACCAAAACAGAAAGAGGATTAAATGGCTACTGTCGCGCAAGTCGCAAAGGCATCACTGCAAGCTATCCTTGTGCAAGCGTCTGAGTCTCCATTAGAGGCCGACGAGTACCAAGATTTCATGTTCGCCATGAATAACTACATGGCGTCACTCGCTGCCAAGGGCGTCAACCTTGGGTATACCAATGTCTCGACGTTAGCGGATACCGTTACTGTTCCACCAGGCGCTATTACTGGATTGATTGCGAACATGGCGATTCAGTCTGTCCCGTACTACGGTGGTGTAGTCACTCCAGAACTTGCATTAACTGCAAGAGAAGGTATGCAGGCAATGCGTCAACTTGGACAGATCATTACTCCAACTAGACTGCCTTCTACCCTGCCGATTGGTTCTGGCAATGAAGATTCGACCTATGGGTATTCGTCGCACTTCTACACGGGTGACGAGGCTGCTATTGCTGCTGAAACGAATGGCATGATTGCCTTAGAGGTATCGACAAATGGTTGACCGTTCGTATGGAGTAAGACAGAGCCAGTTCATTGAAGAAACATCAGTCCCTGCGGGATCATCGTTGGGATTCTTTAATAACGGCTACAACTACCAAATCACCTACGACAACTTCCTGTCAGGTCTTGGTGTAACCGGGACGATAGTTCAGGATGGCGCTGTCACTGGTGTTCCTGTTCTCGATGTTCAAGGTACGGTAAATAATATCCGCAACCTTGAGGCAGGGGCTGGTATATCTATAAGTGTATCTCCTGAGAACGGAATAGGTATCTCTCATAATTTCACAGTCAGTACGACTGGTGAACCGTTAATGCAGAACGTTCTATTGGCTAGTCCTACGTTTGTATCTCTGGTCGCTGGTGTAGGCATAAACGTAAACACTGTAGGGACAACGATTGAAATATCAAATGATCTGGCGTCGATCTATGGCGTTGTCTATATGCAGGGTAACGCAACGGCAACAGTGATAGCGTCTACCTCAACTCCGGTTAAAGTCGGAGGCACATGGACTACTGACATAGCGAGTAGTTTTACAGCGACTACTGGTGGACGGTTGACGTATACAGGAACTGAGACTCAGGTGGTGAGAATTGATTGTGCATTAACCCTAAGTCCTGTATCCGGTGCCAATCAACACATCTCGGCCTATATCGCCAAGAATGGATCAGTAGTTACAGCAAGCCGTCAGGAGACGCATGTCAGTAACGGAACGGATATGAACATGTCCGTCTGCTGGCAGTCGTCACTTGCAACAAACGACTATATCGAAGTGTTTGTGCAGAACGGTACGGCAACGAATAACATTACTGTTTCGCGTATTGTCTTGAGTGCGCACTAATGCAGTTGCCGATTACCAATGGTTTTTACATAAGCCCATCACTCCCGCTGAGTGCGCAAGAGTGTCTGAACTGGTATCCGAATATCAGTGAGACTGCTTCGTTGTCTCAGGAGAATCTGTTTGGAACTCCCGGGCTTGTTCAGTTGGTAACGTCTGGAACGATTCAAAATCAGAACCGTGGTATGCACGAAATGTCTGGCGTGGCGTATGCGGTTAATGGCGGGAAGTTATACAAGATCGTTGAAACGGTGGTGCTTGGTGTTGCATCGTACTCCTTGGATGAACTTGGGAGTATCGCCGGAACTGCGCGTGTATCAATGGCTGACAACGGCACACAACTGATGGTGATGGTTCCTGGTGGTAATGGGTACATCTATAACCATGTTACGGATACGCTAGTTCAAATTACCGATGTTGATTTCACTGCCAATGGTGATCCGCAGTTTGTAGTGTTTGTGGATAGTTATTTTGTATGCACTACGGATACAAAGAAGTTTATCTGTTCTGCTCCGAATGACGGTACAAGCTGGAACGCTCTGGATTACGGAACGGCTGAGTCTGATCCTGATGTCACTGTTGCTCCGATAGTGTTCAAGAACCAACTGTTCATTTCAGGTTCACAGACCATTGAAGCATTCCAGAATGTAGGAGGTGCTGACTTTCCATTTCAAAGGACTGGTCTATACATTCAGAAAGGCGTAGCGGCTCCATACTCTTTGATAAACGCTCAAGATACGTTTGTATGGGTCGGAGGCGGCGAGAATGAGGGGCCGTCTATCTGGGCGCTTTCTGGAAATGACTCTGTGAAGATTTCCACAACGCCAATTGATAACCTGCTTCAGAATCTTACCCAAGATCAACTTGAAGATATTTACGCATGGACGTACTCACAGAACGGTGCGCACTTTATAGGGTTTACTCTACCTGCAAGGACTCTAGTGTTTGATATGACATCTAAACGGTGGCACGAAAGGCGCAGCGTCTCTGAAGGTGAACTCTCCAGGTTTCGTGTTACAGATATGTGCAAGGCGTACAATCAAATCTTGTGCGGTGACTTCTTCGATGGAAGGATCGGCAGGATTGATCCTCTGGTATTTACTGAATACGGCAATGCGATTATCCGACGAGTGGCTACTCAGCCGTTTCAAAACAACATGAAGTCAATATTCGTACCGTCGATTGAATTAACTGTCGAATCAGGTGTTGGCAATGACGCAGTGACTGAGCCAGTGATTACAATGGAACGTAGCAAAGACGGGAAAACATGGTCAGATCAAAGAACAAGGTCTATTGGCAAGATCGGGGAATATAACAAGCGTGCTATCTGGAGGCGCAACGGTCGAGTCTCTCGGTTTGAGGTATTCAGATTCACCCTGACTGACGCAGTTAAACCTGTGATTATCCGGCTGGATGCTGAGATTATCGGCGGTGTGAAATGACGCCATTGTTGAGTGCAGGGCAACCTATCGTTGATGGGTCAGGAAAGATGGCCCAAGCGTTTAGGACATGGACTCTGGACGCATCGTTGAGTATTCCTATCGTCGGCACTGGCTCCCCTGAAGGCGTGGTCGAGGCAAGGCAGTACCAACTCTACATAAACGCTGCTGGTGCGGCTGGCGCAATTGAATACCGTAAGATGCTTTCTGACATCGGTGGGGATAGGTTACAGGGATGGAAATTAGTATAAGGCCTTGCACCAAGGAGGAAGCGGTGGATTGGCTGAATGAGCCAAGCATCCTCAAACTGTTGCCAGGAAGTTTCACTAGCTTGAGTGATGAGTTCACAACACTGGTGATGGACGACAAGCTGCTGGTGGTTACAAGGCCACACGATGACGGTTTGGAGATTCATGTAGCGTGCAAGTTCAGAGATCGGGCGGCAGTAAAGGAAACGATGCGCAACGGAATTAAATGGCTAGAAGGGCTTGGATTTACTACACTGTGGACTACTGATCCTGATAGTCGCAAAGGGCTAACAAATTTACTGGGATTCCTTGGATTCCAAAAAGTGAAAGAGAGGTGGGTTTATGGGATTTGATCCGATAACGATGGCAGTAGGTGCTGGTGCTGCAAGTTTGCTTGGCAGTGCGGCTGATCGTCGTGCTGCTGGAAAGCAGGCTAATCAAGCAAACGCTGTCTATCAGGATCGCACTCAGCAGGCGCTGAACATCATCAACCCGATGTATGAGAGAACTGGCGACCTTCGTCAGCAGGCTTTGAACCGTAGCCTGGGCCTAGCTGGTCAAATGTTCATGCCGCAAATGCAGGCTATGCAGGGTGGGAACTACGCTGCACAACAGGCAATCCTTGGGGGTCTACCTGCCCAACGAGCTGCTTTGCTTGGTGGGAGAATGCCAGCACCAGCACAGGCTCAGATGCTGCCATTTGATCAGTCCGCCCTACAGGGATTCATCAATCCTACCATTCCGAATTTGAGAGGCTGACATGGCTACTGCGGCTGACATTCAAAATTGGTTCCGTCAAAACCCGAACGCTACAGAGGCGCAGATTTATGCCGTCATGCGTCAGAACAACGTCACTCCAGAAGCTGTGCATCAAGCTATGGGTGGCAATCTTGCCGGGTATCAAGAGCGGTATAACGCAGCGCAAGCCGAGGCTACGCCTACAGGGCTGGTAGGCTATGAGCAGGCTGCGCAGCGAGGTCTTACAGATGCGACTTCTCAGCTTCAGAGCACGTTAGCAAACATCAACAACCTGTACGGCATCAATATTAATGACCTTCAGAACGCAGCACAGGGCGCTAGGGGCGATATTTCCAAGGGCTTTGGCACTGCAAGGGGCTACTTTGATCCGTTCTACCAAGGCGGTCAGACAGCCTATCAGAAGCAGTTGGCGCTATCAGGTGCACTAGGTCAGGATGCATTCAACGCTGCGCGTCAAGAGTCACCCTACGAGAAGTTTCTTTTTGAGCAGGGCATGAGAGCTAACCTTGCTGGAGCGTCAGCTACTGGGGGTCTTGGTGGTGGTAATGTCCAGAAAGAACTACAGAGATTCGGGCAGGGTCTTTCCTCACAAGGCCTACAGCAGCAGATAGGGAATCTCGGGGCGCTTTCTGGCATGGGGTTCCAGAGTGCAGGTGCTTTGGGCAATCTCGCAACTGGCGAGGGAGCTGCACTTGCGGATATCGGTATGAACACTGCACAGAACATTGCAGGTCAGCGTGGTCAACAGGCTGGCTATGAAGCTAATGTCGGGACGAACATCGCACAGATGCAGCAGAATACCGCACAGAACATTGCCAGTAACAGAATGAGCGTAGCTGAGATGATTGCTCGGCAGCAGGAGAACGCAGCACTTCAACAGGCTAACATGCTGGAGTCTCAGGGTCTGAATATGTCAAATCTGATTGGCACTCAGGGCCAGAATGTAATCAATCTCGGTCAGGGTGCTTATGACCAATACATTCAAGACCTGATGAACCAAGCCACAACTCAGGCCAATCTTTTGGGCGGTCAAGGATTCGCACAGGCTCCACCAACGGATTGGTCGGGAGCGGCGGCTAACGCACTGAACGCAGCAGGGACTGGTTATTATCTTGGGCAGAGGATGGAGAACCCTACTAGATCGTGGCAACAGAACAATACCAGACCGGGTTATGGCCCAACCTATTCGGGTCAATACCAAGGCAATAG